CAGATGGCATCCTCTTCGCTACGGGTCGCCATCAGCTCGTTGCCGCGCTCGTCGATCACCTTCACCGCGATCCGCTTCTTGTCACCGAGCGCGAAGGGCTCGCTGACCGTGCCCGCGAGGTGCGACCAGACGCTGTCCTCGAACTGGCCCTTCAGCGATTTCTGCAGGTTGTCCCAGGCGCTGGTCTTGGGGAAGAACACCTGGCTCGCGTAGAACGCCATGCCGTTGTGATTGGTGTCGAGCATCCAGCAGGGCAGGTTCTCGGCGTCGATGTGGTCCGTGTCCATAAGGTGCGGCAGGAAGACGTCGAGCCCGCGCAAGACCACGCGATAGAGCGGCGTGCCGTCGTCGCGCTTCCCCGCCTTCTCCAGCCGCACATCCGGCAGGCCGGTGATCGAGAAGATCTCGCTGCCCTTCGTCGTCTTGAGCAGGTCCGACATCACCACATCCGGCGTCATCGAGATGTAGGCGGTCGGAATTTTCATCTTCTCGAGGATTTCGCGCGCCTTGGCCTGGATCGCGAAGCCGAACAGGAACAGCTGGCCAAAGCCTTGGCTCATCGCCTCCATCGCGGCGTTGAACACGTAGTCCGAGCCGATGGCGCCGTCCTCGGGGCCGAAGGCGATGGCGATGGTCTTCTCGCTGCCGTTCTTCTCCACCGCCTCCGCATGCAGATACTCGCGGTCGGCCAGCGGGCGGACGTTGTCGAGTTGTAGCGTCACGTTGCCCGGCAGGCTGAGCGACTTGCTCTGCCGCAGCACCTCGATCATCCGGTCGAGATAGGCGCGCGGGCTGGAGGATTGCGGCTGCGCCGAGGCGCCGTCGGCATCCTCCTCCATGCTCATCGCGGCCTGGATCGTGGCCTCGACCGTGAAAGGGCCGCAGACGCGCGTGATCTTGTCGTTCACCTCGGGTCGATCGACCAGCACTTCCATCTTGGGGTCTTCATCGTTCGCAACTTTCTTGAGGGTTATGCGGGGCACGAGCCCGCCAATTTCGTCGCCTTTTCTGTTCTGCTTGCGCTCGTAAACAAACCCGCCGGCAGGTCCCTTCGAAGGCTCCTTCAAGCGGTACCAAGGGAATGCTGTTGTTAGCAGGCGCTGCCTAGCCAAGGCGATGGGAACGCGCGAAGTATCGACCGTAATCCAGCGCCGACCCCAGCGCTCGGCTACCAGTGCAGACGTGCCAGACCCGCAGGTGATATCGAGAACAAGGTCTCCTGGTTCCGTTGTCATATGGAGACAGCGCGTGATTACCTTTTCGGCGGTCTGAACGACGTACATCTGATCTTCGGTGAAACTGCCAGTACCTGTGTCCATCCAGATGTTGTCGAGGTAGGTTAGGGGATTGTCCTCCAGGAGTAGAATGGTGGAGAGGTTGGTGCCGCTCCACCAGAGGCGTCCCTTCTCAGCGAGTTTGTCCATCTCCTTGCCGGGCTCTGGATCATAGCTCCAGTGCCGATTTCTAGCGCAAGGGACCTCGATGCCTTTAAAATTGTATGGCTTGCTCCGCCCCTCTTGGTAACCCTGCGAGGTGATCGGTCCGAGCCTCCCGATCTTCCATCCATCTGGAATAGGATCTTCACCTGAGATTTCCTTTTCCGTCATCTTCCGCATTTCGGACAGGTCGGGCGAAAAGATCGACGTGTACTGCTTGGCGCCAACATCTCCAGGTTTCTTCGGGCGCGAGAGAGCTGTGAATGCCTGCTGCTCGATATCCTTTGCATATACCAAAAGGTAGTCGCACACGGAGGGAATGCTGTCTGTGGATTGAGAGCTGGTTTTAAAGAAGGCAATCTGCCCGGCATAGTTTTCTGGGCCGAAGACCTCGTCGAGGATTTCGCGCACATGATGGATGTTGTCGTCTGAAATCTGGACAAACACGCTCCCTGACTCAGAAAGAAGCTCTTTCGCGAGGAGCATACGATCGCGAATGAAGGTCATGTATGAGTGAAGGCCGAGTTCCCAGGTGTCCCGATAGGCTTTCACCATTTCGGGCTCGCGGATCATGTGCTCGTCTTTGCCGTGGTTGTCCTTGACTGTCTTGTCCCGCACGAAGGGCTGGAAGTTCGAGCCGAACTTCACACCATAGGGCGGGTCGAAATAGATCATCTGCACCTGGCCGCCCATCCCCTCGTATTCGAGGAGCGAGTTCATCACCTGCAGCGAGTCCCCAAGGATCAGGCGATTGGTCCAGGGGCCCTTGTGCTCGTAGGCGTCCAGCCGGTCGGCGATGTCGAGGTCCAGATCGCCGAACAGGTCCAGCGTCTGCCCGCGAGCCTTGTGCGATTTCAGCGTCTCGAGGATCGCCTGCGTAGAATGCCGTTCGTGCACGAACAGGGGCAGCGTCGGCACGGTGATCTGCTGGCGCTCGGCCTTGCCCGCCCAGTTCAGGAAGGGCTTCGTCAGGCTGCGCAGCCGCGCCGCGCATTGCGAGAGCGAGGTGAACCGCTCCTCCGTGCCCTGCCAGACCTGCGGCTCGGCAAAGACCGTGGCCTCTCCCTTCTCCGCCGCCTCTGCCACCAGGTTGAGCAGCCATTCGGCAAAGGGCCGCTCGCCGTTCTCGTCCCACGCCAGCTCCGGCGCGAGGCTGGAATCGTAGCGGTAGGTCTTCGGCGGCTTGCGATGCGAGAACTGCGCCTCGACCCCGACATCCGGGCGCAGCACGGCCTCGTCGGCGTGCGCATAGGCGGCCGACCCGTTCCCGGCCGGCATGGCAGCAGCCTTGGGCTTTGCCGACGCGGAGGCGGCGGTTGTTGGCGCCTGCCCATCCGCACGGGAGACCGAGCCACCCCGGCCGCGCCCCTTCACCAACAGCCCCTCGGCGACGAGAGCATCGCGTGCGGCGACATAATCGTCATCGGCAAGGTCCGGCATCTGCTCACGCAGGAGCGCCAGCATGGCCCCGTTGCCGATGGAGGAGCCGTCTTCAGGTGCCAAGGTCAGGATCAGTTCAGAAATGTCGGACATGGGGCTGGAAACTCACGAAAAGGTCTTGTTTTCCATTACCTATCGTGCCGGTTGTCTTTTTGCACGCGGGAATCAGTTCTGATCGTTCCAGAGCGCGTGCTGTTCTTTCCAATTGATCGGGAACGGGTCCATCAAGTTGGCGAGCGTCATATTCGAGGTATGGCGGCCGTTGATGACGGCATCGACGAGTTCCGGGGACAAGAGCGACAACCGCATTAGGCGCGCCATGTACGTGAAGGCGATCCCTTCCTTTTCAGCCAGTTCGGAAATCGACGCGAACTCGCCAGACTCCAGCATGCGCTTCCAGCGGAACGCACGCGCCAAAGCCTTGACCAAAGTGTTGTCCTGCTTTCGCGTAGGTTCTGCGCCCTCCGGCAGCACCATCTCCTTCCGCCCGCCGCGCCTCACGACGCGGAACGGGACGTGGAGCGTCACCGTCTCGGGGATCGGCGTCGCGCGGGTCACGCCGCTTCTCCGATGTCCCCGGCCAGCATCTCGCGAGTGAGGCTGCTGAGTCCGTCGACGCGGAGCCGGACGTTGAGCCCGTCCGTGCCGATGTCCACGCGTTCGACCAGCAGCGCCACGATGCGCGCCTGCTCGGCGGGGAAGAGTTCGTCCCACAGCGGGTCGAGCTGCTGCAAGGCCGCGTGTGCGTCGGCCTCGGAGATGTCTTCGGCGTAGGCACGCGCCGCCTTCCAGGTCCCCGCAACAATCTCCGGCTGGCGGAACACGGCGCGGAGCTGGTCTATGACGGCGCCCTCGATCTCGCCCGCAGGCACGCGGCCGACCGGACACGAACCAGCACCATGCTTCAGCACGGTCTGACTGACATAGTAGCGGTAGAGACGATCCCCCTTCCGAGTATGCGTCGGTGAGAACGCGGCACCATCGGGCCCGAACAGCAGCCCCTTCAACAGCGCCGGCGACTCCGCACGGGTGCGTGCGGCGCGCTTCCGGGGGCTCTCCTGCAGGATCGCATGGACACGGTCCCAAACCTCACGATCGATGATCGCGTCGTGCTCCCCGGGGTAGCTCTCCCCCTTGTGGACCGCCTCGCCGATGTAGGCGCGGTTCGAGAGCATCCGATAGATGTATTTCTTGTCGATCCTGTTCCCGCGCGGCGTCCGGATGCCGCGCGTGCCGACCTCACGCGCCAGTTCGGTGCACGAGCCGATCTCGAGGAAACGGTCGAAGATCCAGCGCACATGCGCGGTGGCGTCTTCGTCGACCACCAGCTTCCGGTTCTCGACGCGGTATCCATAGGGCGGCACCCCGCCCATCCACATGCCCTTCTTCCGACTGGCGGCGACCTTGTCGCGGATGCGTTCTGCGGTGACCTCGCGCTCGAACTGGGCGAAGGACAGCAGGATGTTGAGCGTCAACCGGCCCATGGACGTGGTCGTGTTGAAGGACTGCGTGACCGAGACGAACGTCACGCCGTTCCGATCGAACACCTCCACCAGCTTGGCAAAGTCGGCGAGCGAACGGCTGAGACGGTCGATCTTGTAGACCACGACCACGTCGACCAGCCCGTCCTCGATATCCTCCAGCAACCGCTTCAGGCCGGGGCGCTCCAACGTGCCGCCCGAGATGCCGCCGTCGTCATATTGATCGCGGACAAGAACCCAGCCCTCGGACCGCTGGCTGGCGATATAGGCTTCGCAGGCCTCGCGTTGGGCGTGGAGCGAGTTGAACTCCTGCTCCAGCCCTTCCTCGGAGGATTTTCGAGTGTAGATGGCGCACCGCAGCTTGCGGACGACCTTCAATTTGTCGGGCGGCTTCGTCATGTCCGCCCCCTGTGGTTCTTGAGGCCGAAGAATACCCATCCGTTCCACCGCGTGCCGGTGATGGCCCGCGCGATGGCGGACAGCGACCTGTAGGGCCGCCCCTGCCATTCGAAGCCATCGGCGGTGACGGTGACGACCTGTTCGACGCCCTGCCATTCGCGCAGAAGGCGGGTGCCTGTGATGGGGCGGTCGCGATCGGCGCGGATGCCGCGCTTGGATCGGTCGCCGCCGTCCAGTTCTTCACCCAGTCGCTCCAGCCGCCGGATCGTCTCGGGCTTCAGTCCGCCATAGGCGAGCTCCTGGATGCGGTAAGCCAGGCGGCTTTCGAGATAGCGCCGGTTGAATGGTGGCGGCTCGGTGTCGAACAGGTCGCGCCACTGCTTTTTCAGGTCGGGCGTCGGAGTGGTCTTGAGCGCGGCCAGGCGCGCGGGGATGGGATCGGGCTTGTTCATGCATTTCTCCGGCGAGTTGGAGTTGCATGACGGCATTGGTCGGGCGGAGAGTGTAGGCAACGTTCTCCGGTATCGTCAGATACCTCGCCCATCTCGCGCATCCGCAACCGAACCAGCCCGAGCGCCAGCAGGCGGCACAGCTCGGCGCGGCGCTCGGTCGGCTTCATCAGCATGGGTGACAGAGGATTGGGGCGCTTCATCAGGCTGCCTCCGCCTGCGGCTGCCGATGCCGCGGAGCGATCCCCTGCCACCCGCGCGCGCCGCTTACCTTGGCAGGCTGGAAGCCCCGCTCCCGCAGTGCCTCGCCGAGGGACTTCTGCGAGCCCCTGGTCGCGCCCGCGGCCTCGGCCCAAGCCGCCCAGCTGGCGTAGAGCGCACGGGCCGGAGCCCGGCAGTCCGGACCGGTGACGCAACATTCCTCGATCCATTCGCCGACGGTGTCCTCGTCGTCGATATAGCCTGCGCTGGCTCCGGTAATGGCCGCCGGCGGAGCAAGGCCGTGCCGCTGCCACTCGGCACAACCCTCGATCGCCCAGGCTAGAATGCCGTGGCGTTCCTCGAGCAGGCGGTCCGAGAGCAGCAGGTCGCGATCCTCGTCGGGGATGGTGACGGGGAACGGCACCAGGTGCAGCCGGCGGCGGATCGCCTCGTTCACCGAGGTGAGGGCAGGACGATGGTTGCCGGCGACGATCAGCTTGAACTGTGGCCGGAACTCGAAATGGTCGCGATGCATGAAGTTCGCGCGGATGGGCTCGCCGCCCGTGACCGTCTTGATGCGTCCCTCGGCCCAGCTCTGACCCGACTCGGTCTCGAAGGCGACCACGAGCCGGGCTCCACGCAGGCCGGCCAGTTCGGTGAGGTGGCGATCGCTCCGGCTGGCCGTGAAGGTGCCCGGTGCCGCGGTCGCCGCATAGTTGCCAAGCACCGCCGAGAGGGTCTGCAGAAAGACCGACTTCCCGTTCGCGCCGGTCCCATGAAAGAAGAAGAACACCTGCTCGCGCGTGGAACCGGTGAGGCAGTAGCCCGCCACCCTCTGCAGATAGGTCTGCAACTCCCGATCACCGTCGGTGATCCGGTCGAGGAACCGCAGCCAGCGCGGGCACGATCCGCCGGGTAAGGCATCGGCAACCTGGGTTAGCAGGCGGGCGGGATCGTGGTCGTGCATCTCGCCGGTCTCGAGATCGAGGAGGCCGGCGGCGGTGTTGAGGCACATGGGCGCGTTGTCCCATGCGCCGACAGTCGAGGAGATCGCCGGGTCGGCGGCGGCGAGCCGCAGTGCGGCAGTGACGGTCCTGTCGCTGGCGATGCGGCGGGCGATCGGCTTGGCGTCGGCGCTGCTCGCCACCGATCGGCACACCTGGCGCATGAACTCCCGCACGAGGCTGCGGTCGTCGCGTTGCCAATGGGTGCTGCACCACCACATCCAGCCGCCGAGTGCCGCGCAGTAGCGGGTATCCTCGGCGTGGCGGGCGACGAACGCCGCGGCGATTGCGTCCTCGCTGAGCGGCGGCGCCTGCAGACCCGGGGCGCCGAACGGGCCGTGTCGATGGATGTCCTTCTCGAGCAGCCGATCGAACTCGCGCTCGAGGCGGGACGCGTCCCATGGCGGGACGATGAGCGCGGTGTTGTAATCGACAGCCGCCTGTCGTGCCTCATCCAGGCTGCACTGGCCCTGCCGCGCCTGACGAATCCAATGTCCGATCACTCGCGACAAGGCCTCGAAGCGGGTGACATCGTCGGCACCGCCCGCGCGGGTCTTGCGGGTCATGAGTTCGCCGGCGGACGGCCGGTTCTTGCGCGGGGACGTCGCGCCGACGTCGACCAGCTGCGCCATCCCGGCGGCACGTGCCACCAGATCATCGAGCGCGTACGTCGCTGAAGTCGAGGATAGCAGACGAACCGGGCTCAGCTTCGCATTCTTGCCGTGGATGCTTCCCGGCACCCGGATCGGCTGGTGCAGGCTGGCGAAGGAGTCGTCGCCACCAACCTTCAGAGCCACCGTCTCCCGGAGCGCCCGGACACGCTCGAGATCATCGCCGGTCGCGGGCTGGCTCAACCGCCAGTACAGGTGAAGCTTCGCGTCTCCGCCGTCGGTGCGGCCACCAGAGGCGACCTCGAGGCTCGGCTCGCCGAGGTGGTGCAAAAGGTGCTCCCGGGCGAGCGGAACGTCGCCCTTGTCGATATCGACGAGCAGAACCTGCGTCGCACTGATGTCCCGGGCGCGGGCGGAGCCGGGTTTGCTGACGGTGCCGGGCACCACATAGAGGCCGCGGGCCGCTCGAGCTGCGCCACTGGCAAGGTCCGGCAGCGCCGCAGCCAGCTTCGGCACCTCGATGAACCTCGACTGCGGCTTCTGGTCCGGGGTGCCGGTCTCCGCCAGCATGCGGATCGGCACGATCCCGGTCAGGCCGCCGAACACCACCTCGGTGAACAGGGCGATGGCACCACGATCGATCTCGGGGCTGCGGGCATTCGCGGTCATGCCGTCGCCTCGGTGACGCGGCAGCTCTGCTCGAAGGAGAGGATGTCCTCGAGGCGGTAGCGGATGCAGCCGCCGATCCGCATCCAGGCTGGACCCGTCCCACTCGAGCGCCAGCGCTGCAGGCTGCGCACCGACATCTTCCAGCGGATCGCGAGCGCGCGCTCCGTCAGGAGGGCGTCGGGTTCATGGACCGGCTTGGCTGCAGGGATCGCCATCGTGGGCCTCCTTGATCACACCCTGATGGTGGACCAGAGGACGCCCGTTTTTCACGCGCGGGAGGCTGACAACGATCGATGCAGGTCTGACAAAATCGAAGTGATTTCTACAACAAAAACAATGATGCAAGTGGCAAGGTCTGACAAGGAACCAGCCGCAGCATGACAGGCCCGGTGCGACGGCGACCTGGAGGGTATTCCTGGTCAGCGAGATTCGCGGCTGAGAATCCGGATGTCGGGATCGAGGCGGTAGCCACGCCCCGGTTTGTTCTCGATCAGGAGATGTCGCGGCGGTGGGCTGCCAAACACGAGCTTATGGTACTGCGCCAGTTCCTTCCGGCAGCGGCCGACGTGCTGCGCGACGGCATCCTTGCTGGTCTCCAGGCGGGTCGCCAGCGCGCCCGTCGCGACATACCTGTGCTCGGTGCGGGAAAGCCCAGCTTGACGATCCTCGTCGAACTCGGGTCTGAGCTCGTGAGCCGTGCGCGCCGGCGCGCCCTCGACGCGGCCGAGCCCCAGGACGCTGATCACGTGACGCCCGTTCTCGATCCCGAAGGTGACCTCGAGCGGACGATCCTGATCAGGGACCAGATCGGGCGCATCGCCGGAAGTCTCCGCCGGCGGCTGTCGCCGTCGCGGGGTCGCGCGAGGATCGGCAGGGAGCACCGGCGCTACGGCAGCAGCGTCAGCGACATGGAGCCTGACAAGCGCGCTGTCGGGGAGCTCGTGACGGGCCAGCCGATCAGCATTCTCGCGGATCGCGCTCTCAAGGACCGCCACGACCAGCTCGCCATGCCGTCGATGAAGGCCGAGGATCCGGCGCATGAGGTCGGCCCGGCGCTGGTCGGGATAGCCGCTTGCGATGCGCATCAGCTCCTGTCCGAAGGTGCTCATGAAGGCGTGGTCGTCGATGCCCGCCAGTCGTACAGCGTGCCGGGTCCACTCGAGCGCCATCGTCCGCGACCGGTCCTTCTCGCGCGGACCGAACAGCACATCGGTGCCATACATCTCCGAGGGATCCTCGGCGGCGAGACCTGCAGCCAGCATCGCGAAGCGGCGATCGAGGCATTGCGAGCAGGCGCCACAATGGGTGTGCAGCGTGTTCTGCTCGCGGATGCTGGTGCAGCTGACGGCGTGCCGGATCTGGTCGGCCGCGTCGTGCTCGGCGATGCGGCGCACCACATCCGTCTTGGTCAACCACTGGTAAGGGTTCCGGATCGCGGCGCCGGACCCGTCACCCACCAGCATCATCAGATGCTCGAGCTTGCGGAGCGCGAGCGGGTGGGTCGTGCGCGTGGCCATCGTGCCTACCACCTGGGGCGAGAGCGGCAGGTTGTGCCCGATGATCCCGTTCTCGAAGAAGTTCTGTTGATGCGCGCCGAACATTCGAGCCACGACCTGGCCGAGTGCTGCGAAGAGGAAGGAGCGGGACCTCTGTGTTGCTTCCCGAGCCTCGCCGCCGACCCTGTTGGCCGCGACATGGATTTGCAGGACCCGGCCGGGAAAGCGGTTTCTCAGATAATCGCCGAGTTTCCTCTGACGCGTCGCCGCCTTCTGCGACGAGCGGTGCGTGACGAGGACAACACGCTTGTTGCTGGTCGCCAGCATCTCCAGCGCTCCAGCGAAGGAGTCGAGCCCGCCCGAGAACAGCAGGACCTCGTCGGCGGCAAACGCCGCGCCCTTCGCATCGAAGTCGAGGAAGGGTTGCTCGGGTTCGTGCGCAGCGCGGGCGGAAAAGCTGAAGCCGACGATGTCGTCGGTGAGGAACGTGACCGCGTCCGTCAGCGCGGCCATCACCTCCGGTCGGCTCCAGAACGCCGGATCGCGCACGGGGATGTGGAAGTCGAACTGCCGGTGCCATTCCTCGCCCATGTCCCGGCGCGTCGGGCCGCCGCGCGGCACACTGCTGTCGGCTGCGAAGACATGAGCGGCAATGTCAAGCAGGTCCTGCAGGCGTGGCTCGATCGGCCGGACAAGCGCCGCCGAGATCCGGTCGGCGCGCAGCCGGAACGTGGCATCTGCACCATTCAGACGGATGCGCAGCGGCTCGCAGCCGTCGCCGAGGCTGACCAACGCGTCAGTCATCGGCGTCCCTCTTGCGCCGCAACTCCTCGGTGATCTTCTTCATCGCCACTGCGGCGAATGCCGCGGCCTGCGGTGAGCCGACGCCGCCGTCCTCATGCAGCCGCTTGCCGTACCAGCCAGGCGCGAACTCCTGGATGATCCGCGTTGCCTCGTGGGCGTATTGCTGAAGCGCGACATCGAAGGCGCTGCGCGCCCCCGCATCCGGCAGTCGGCGCCCTGGGCCCGTCTGCGTCGCCAGCGTGCGGTCGAGCCAGTACGAGAGCGAGTCCGACAGGAGACGGCCGAAGAAGGCGCGCGTGAGGACGGCAACCCCGGACGGCCGGGAGAGCCGCTGCGCCTCGATCTGCACGTCGCGATCGGTGGCCTCGAAGAGACCGGGCAGCGACTGACCGATCTGGTCGTTGAGCGTGCCGATGAGTGCGCGGCCCGCGAGCTCACCGAAATCCGAGCGTCGGCCGGCCATTCGCGCGATCTCGTCCAGCCGCGCGCCTGCGGCGGCCGATATCTCGAACAGGTCAGGCGTCGAGCTGATGGGCAGGTCGCAATCACGCAGCGCCTGACCGAAGTCATCCCCGCGCGCCGCGAAGGGGATCATCAGCAGGAGCCGGACAGCCTCGACGAAGACGGCGTCATCGGCCGCGCGGGCGAGGTCCTTTTCCGCTGCAATCGCGGCCGCCGCAAACACTGCTTCGTCTGCGGCTTCGCTGCCCAGCAGTTCGACGACCTGCCGCCACTGCTTCGACCGGGGCAGCACCCCGAGATGGATATGGCCCATCCTGGCTCCCCCTCACCGATCGGCAGTCTGTCCGCCCGTAGCCGCGCCCGTCAACCTCAGGCTGTGCAAACAGGGACAGATGGGACAGATGGGACAGATGATTTCTATAAGTTCTCTCGTGCGCGCGTGTGAGCAAATAACCAATTTCATCTGTCCTATCTGTCCCATCTGTCCTGCCCCACGCCGGCAGGTCATCGGCCTTCGACGGCGTGTCGTGCCTTGGCGGGCCGTGGCGAAAAATGACGGAAACTGTCGATCTCACAGTGGCTTACGAGAAGTGTTACACTTTAGGCCGTGGGCATGGCGTTACCGGAGAAATGCGGAATGGCTGAGCGCGACTGGACCGCCGGCGACGTGGCGGATCACTTCGAGGAGGCGTTCCGCACGCTGCGCCGCCTGCCGCCCGTGAAGGCGCGCGGCTTCGTCCATGCTTGGCCCACGATCCTGCGCGAGCCGGAGGAGATCGCAACCATGACGCCCGAGCCGATGCGGATCGTGCCGTCGGCGCGGGCCATCAGCGGCCTCGAGCGGACCTTCGACTGGGTGGCCTGGCTCGAGGAGGCAGAGCGCCGGCTGGTCTGGGCACGGGCGGCGCGGGTGCCGTGGAAGGTGATCAGCCACGAACTCGGCTGCGACCGCACCACCGCCTGGCGGCGCTGGCAGCTGGCGCTGACGAAGATCGCGGCGCGGCTGAATGCCGAGTGAGTCCAGAGTGTTGCAACACATTCGTGTTCGACACCTGCAACAGATCCGTGCTACAAGCAGGGCATGATCGGGAGAAGAGCGCCAGGAGCGCCACCCGGTCCTTTCATCCCCAATCTGGCAACACCTCGCGAGGCACCATGCCGTTGCGCCCGCCCATCCATCGCCCGGTGGGGCGGCGCGACAAGCGCGAACGTGACCGCGACACCGACCGCAAGCGCGACCCGGCAATCCGGGCGCTCTACGCCTCAGCGCGCTGGCAGCGTGCCCGGCAGATGTTCCTCGCTCGCCAACCGCTCTGCGCCGAGTGCCAGCGCCAGGGGCGCCTGACCACCGCCAACACCGTCGATCACATCACCCCGCATCGCGGCGACACCACCCGGTTCTGGGACCAGACCGGATGGCAGCCGCTCTGCGCCCCCTGCCACAGCCGCAAGACTGCGGCCGAGGATGGCGGCTTCGGCAATCGGCGGACCGTGCGCGAGCCCTGCGGCTGACCCCGGGGGGACATCGAATCTCTGGGCGGTTCGACGTCAGGACCGCGTGCCAAGCTTTCTGCATCCATGGCCAAAATGGCGAGGGGGGGGTGCAGCCCATATCCTGAAGGAAATCGTCCGTGTCCGATCGTCAGCTTGCCGTTGAATACCGCCCGCTCGACAGCCTGGTGCCCTACGCGCGGAATGCCCGTACTCACTCCGAGGCGCAGGTGGCCGAGATCGCGGGCTCGATCCGGGAGTTCGGCTTCGTGAACCCGGTGCTGATCGCCGAGGACGGCACGCTGATCGCCGGTCATGGGCGGGTGCTGGCGGCGCGACTGCTCGGCATGGACACCGTGCCGACGATCACCCTGACCGGGCTCAGCGACAACCAGCGTCGTGCGCTGGTGCTGGCGGACAACCGCATCGCGCTGAATGCCGGGTGGGACGAGGCGCTGCTGGCGCTGGAGCTCGGCGACCTGAAGGACGCCGGGGTCGATCTCGGCATCATGGGCTTCGAGGATGGCGAACTGGACCGGCTGTTGGCCGGGGCCGAGGGTGAGGGTGAAGGGTCCACCGCGCCGGTCGTGATCCCCGAGCCGCCGCGGAACCCGGTGTCGCGGACTGGCGATCTGTGGCTGCTCGGCGATCACCGCCTGCTGTGCGGCGACAGCACGAGCCATGACGATGTCCGCCGGCTGATGAACGGCGAGCGCGCCGTGCTGTTCGCGACCGACCCGCCATATCTGGTCGATTACGACGGCAGCAATCACCCGACGCGCAACAAGGATTGGTCGCAGTCCTACGGCGTGACCTGGGACGACAGTTCTCAGGGCGCGGAGCTCTACGACGGATTTATCGGCGCCGCCGTGGCCGAGGCCATCACCGAGGATGCCGCCTGGTACTGCTGGCACGCCTCGCGCAGGCAGGCGATGCTCGAGGCCTGTTGGGAGAAGGCCGGCGCCTTCGTCCACCAGCAGATCATCTGGGTGAAGGACCGCGGTGTTCTCACCCGGTCGCATTACCTCTGGAAGCACGAGCCCTGCCTCATGGGCTGGCGCCGCCCGAACCGCCCGCCGAAGGTCGCAGATCAGACACTGCCCTCGACCTGGGAGATGCCCAGCTTCGCCAGGGACGAGCGGCCCGATCACCCGACGCCGAAACCACTCGACGCCTTCGGCATCCCGATGCGCCAGCATGTGGCCCGCGGAGGGCTCTGCTACGAGCCGTTCTCGGGCTCCGGTTCGCAGATCATGGCGGGCGAGGCCAACGACCGGCGCGTCTTCGCCATGGAGATCAGCCCGGCCTATGTCGATGTCGCCGTCGAGCGCTGGCAGGCGGAGACCCGCAGGGACGCGATCCTCGATGGCGACGGCCGGACCTTCGCCGAGGTGACGGTCGAGCGCCTCGGCGCGATAGATCAGAACGAGGGGTTCGCCGCATGAGTCAGTCACGCACCATGTCGCTGGTCGAGTCGCTGGCCAACGTGATCGTCGGCTATGGCGTGGCCGTCGTCACGCAGATCCTGATCTTCCCGCAGTTCGGCTGGAATCCGACACTGGCGCAGAACATGAGGATCGGCGCGGTGTTCACGGCGGTGAGCCTCGCTCGATCGTTCACCTTGCGCCGGTTGTCTGAACGAATGGGGAGGCAGTAGGTCGCTGTCCTTCCCAACGCTCAGTCCGCACTGACCTGCCGCAACAGGTACCACTGTGTTCCATCGGGGGCGCGAACGCTGCCGCGACGATCTTCATCGCCCTTTTCCGTCATGGCCTCGATCACCTTGGCACCGTTTGCAACCGCACGATCAAACGCAGGATTCGGTCCTCATCACCACGAGGTATCAGGCGGCACCGTCGACAAGTTCCAGCGCACCATCCGCCAAGGGCCTCTGCAGTAAACGTGCCTCGCTCCAGGGCGCGGACATCCACGTCAACCACTCGGCAGGCTCGGTCAGGATCACCGGCATCGCCTTGGGGTGGACCGCTGCGACCTCAGCATTCGGGGCGGTGGTGAGGAACGCGAAAAGGTCGTCCGTGGTCGGACCATCCTTGACCTTGCGAACCGAGGTCCAACCCGGGACATGGATGCCGGCGAATGCGACAGACCGTCCGTCCGCTGGCGCGAACCACTGGTTACCCTGGCCCTTGCCCATCGGCTCCGCGAAGGCGGTGAGTGGAACGAGGCAGCGGTGTGGCGGCCCGAGCCAACGCCGCCAGTGAGGCGAGCCGGTGTTGCGGACGTTGGTGACCCCAGGGTCACGGGCGGTCTTCAGGACCGAGGGCGGTGATGGCAGTCCCCATCGGGCCTTGACCAATTCGCGCTCGCCGTCCGGGCCGATCCGAACGATCGGCGCCATTTGGTCGGGGTAAATCTCCGGCTGGGCAGGAAGGTTGCCGAGCTTGTCGACGGCGGCAAATAGCTGCCGCATCGCCTCTTGGGCACGAGTCTGGCTGTAGAGATTGCACATGCCTACGAGATGGCGTGTCCAGCTGCCACTCGCAATGCGGAAAGAGGGACATCAGGATCATGGCCGGCCGCAAGCCCCTTCCCACGCAGCTGAAGCTGGTGAAAGGCACGGCCCGGCCGCACCGGATGAACCCCGCCGAGCCGCAGCCGGTCGTGGCGGTGCCGCCGGCTCCCGAGCACCTCGACGATGCGGCCGCCGCGAAGTTCACCGAACTGGCCGAGCTGCTGGCCCGACACGGCGTGATGACCGAACTCGATGCGGGGGCGCTCGCCCGCTACGCGGTGATCTGGCGGCGGTGGCTCGAGGCAGAGGCGGAGGTCAAGCGCCGCGGCCCGGTGGTGAAGACGGTGGGCGGCAACATCATCCAGAACCCGTTCCTGGCGGTGGCGAACAAGTGCCTGGCGCAGATGGGCCAGATCGAGAGCGAGTTCGGACTGACGCCCTCGAGCCGGACCCGCATCCGCATGGCGGCGCCGGCCGAGACGCGCGATCCGTTCGAGGATTTTCTGAACCGTGGCAGCACAGCGTAAATCCGGCCCCAGGCAGAAGACTCCGAGCTGTCCCGTGACGGCATGGGCCCGCAAGGTAGTGGAGGGCAAGGTTGTCGCCGGACATCTCACCCGGCTGGCCTGCCAGCGCCACCTGGAAGATCTGAAGACCAGCAATGACCGGGACCTCGTCTGGGACCGCGCGGCGGCGCTGCACGCGATCGAGTTCTTCAGCCACCTGCGGCACTCGACGGGCGAATGGGCGGGCCAGCCCTTCGATCTGCAGCCCTGGCAGCAGTTCGTGGTGGGCTCTGTCTTCGGCTGGAAGCGGGCGGATGGCTTGCGCCGGTTCCGAACAGCTTATGTCGAGGTCGCCCGCAAGAACGGCAAGTCGGCCCTGCTGGCCGGGATCGCGCTCTATGCGCTGGTCGCCGACAGCGAGGCCGGGGCGCATGTCTATGCCGCCGCGACCACCCGCGATCAGGCGCGCATCGTCTTCGGCGAGGCCGAACGGATGGTGGCGGCGAGCCCGGCGCTCTCGGCCCGGGTCACGCGCACGGTCAACAACCTTGCGGTGCTGTCGACCGCGTCCTGGTTCCGGCCGCTCTCGGCCGACGCCAGCAAGATGGACGGGCTGAACGTGCACTTCGCGGCCGTCGACGAGGTGCATGAGCATCCGGGTCCAGAGATCATCCAGAAGCTCAACACGGCCACCGGCGCCCGGCGCCAGCCGCTGATCGTCGAGATCACGACGGCGGGACACGACCGCCACTCGGTCTGCCGCCAGCATCACGAGTTCTCGGTCAAGGCGCTGGAAGGCACGCTGCCGCAGGAGACCGCGGATCCCTGGTTTGCCTTCATCGCCACAATCGATACCGGCGACGACTGGACCGACCCGAAGGTCTGGGGAAAGGCCAATCCGAGCCTCGGGGTGACGGTGAAGGTTGATGATCTCAAGCGCCAGATCGATGAGGCGCGCGAGATGCCGGCGCAGCAGAACGCCATCCGCCGGCTGCGATTGAACGAATGGACCGAGCAGGTCACCCGGTGGCTCGACATGGAGGTCTGGGCGGAGGGTGGACTGTCGGCAACGGCCGGCGGCGCGGATATTGCGCGGGAACTCTCCCGTCTGGAGCGACTGCTCGCGGGGCGCGAATGCTACGGCGGGCTGGATCTGGCTCGGGTCAACGACCTCTCGGCCTTCCTTCTGCTGTTTCCGCCGACGCGGGATGCGGCGCTCGGGAGCCTGGCCGAGAAGTGGATCGTGCTGTCGCGCTTCTGGGTACCGGAGGAGGATATCGGGCGCCGCGCCCGGCGCGACCGGGTGCCCTACGATGTATGGCGCGACCAGGGGTTCCTGGTGGCCACCCCCGGCAACGCCACCGACTTCGCCTTCATCGAGGCGGAGATCGTCAACCTCGCCGGCCGGTTTGATCTGCGCGAACTTGCCTACGACCGCACCTTCGCGGGCGAGATCGTCCAGCATCTGCAGGACGAGGGCATCAACCTCGTCCAGTTCGGTCAGGGGTTCCTGAGCATGGCTGCGCCCACGGCAGAGCTTGAGCGGCTCGCGGTCTCGCGGCTCCTCTGGCACGGGGGCCATCCGGTGCTGCGCTGGAATGCCTCGAACGTCGCCGTCCGGCACGACCCGGCCGGCAACATCAAGCCGGACAAGGAGCGCTCGTCGGAGCGCATCGACGGGATCGTGGCCCTCTGCAACGCGCTTGGCCGGGCCATGATGCGCGACGAGTCCGCCGGTCGCTCGGTTTATCAGGCCCGTGGGCCGATGCTGCTCTGACAGGAACGCTGCATGTCCCTCTGGTCCCGTCTCTTCGGCGCGCGTGGAAGCGCGGCGCCTGCTGCTGCCCCGCAGTCGCAGTCGGACCTGCAACCACAGGCGTCCCTCAGCTCGACGGGCGGCACGGTGGTCCATACCTCCGCCGAGCTGGAGCAGGTCCTCCGCGGCGGGTCCGCCACGGCTGCCGGGGTGAGCGTCTCGCCCGAGACCGCCCTCACGGTGGCCGCCGTCCACGCCTGCGTGCGGATCATCTCCGGGGCGGTCGCGACGCTGCCGCTGCAGTTGCGCCGTCGCATCGACGACCGGACACGCGTCGATGCTTCGGACGATCCGTTGTGGCATCTGCTGCGCCGCCGGCCCAATCGCTGGCAGACACCTTCGCAGTTCCGCCGCATGATGCAGACCCATCTGCTGCTGCGTGGCAATGCCTATGCGATGATCGTCCGCTCGCGCGGACAGGTCCGGGAGCTGGTCCCGTTGCAGCCGGACCGGGTGGCCTGTCGGCAGAGGGACGATCTGGAATTGGAATACGTCTACATCCGCCGCGACGGGGTGCGGGTGCAGCTCGGGCAATCCGAGATGTTCCATCTCGTCGGCATGACGCTTGATGGCGTCACCGGCGTCTCGGTGATCACCCATGCCCGCGAGACGATCGGGCTGTCACTGGCGATGGAGGAGCACGGTGCCTCGACCTTCCGCAACGGCGCCCGGGTCTCGGGCGTGCTGCGCCATCCGGGCCGGCTGGGGCAAGAGGCGGTGGCCAACCTCAAGGCGGGCCTGGACGAGTTCCGCTCGGGCGGCGAGCAGGAAGGCCGGCACCTGATCCTCGAAGAGGGCATGGACTACGCCCGCATGGCGATGACCGCCGAGGACGCGCAATGGATCGAGAGCCGCAAGTTCACCCGCGCCGACATCGCCATGTTCTTCGGGGTCCCGCCGCACATGATCGGCGACACCGAGAAGTCGACCAGCTGGGGCACCGGCATCGAGCAGCAGTCGATCGGCTTCGTGGCCTACACGCTCGAGGATCACCTGACGACCTGGGAGGAGACCATCGCCCGCGATCTCATCCCGGAGGCACGCCCCGACCTCTACGCCCGCTTCAACCGCGCGGCCCTGGTCAAGGGCGACATCAAGGCCCGCTGGGAAGCCTATGTGAAGGGCCTGCAATGGGGTGTCTGGAGCCCGAACGAGATCCGCACGCTGGAGGACGAGAACCCGCGTGCAGGCGGCGATGTCTACTATCCGCCGCCGAACATGACGGCACCGCGGACGGCGGGGCAGGAGGGCAACGGACCGCCGCCGGAGACAGAGGAGCGAGAGCCATGACGCTGCGCAGCGCACCCCAGATCGACCTGTCGCGTCCGCCAAAGGTGCAGGCCTGGGACCCCGATCCGGCACTGCTGGAGAAGTGGACCCCCGGACTTCGCGCCGATCCCGGCCGGGAGTCGGTGACCGGCAGCCGCACGATCAGCATCCTCGACGTCATCGGCGCCGATGGCCTGACCGGCGAGGGGGTCACCGCGCGGCGCATCGCCGCGGCGCTGCGCGCGATCACCGCCGACGAGATTACCGTCGACCTCAACAGCCCCGGCGGCGATTTCTTCGAGGGCGTGGCGATCTACAACCTGCTGCGCGCCGATCCGCGCCGGGTCACCGTCCGCATCCTCGGGCTCGCCGCCTCGGCGGCCTCGGTGATCGCCATGGCCGGCGACGAGGTCCGGATCGGCCGCGCCGGGTTCCTGATGGTCCACAACGCCTGGGTGGTCGCCATCGGCAACCGCCACGACATGGCCGCGGCCGCCGAGACCATGATCCCCTTCGATGCGGCCATGGCCGAGGTCTACGCCGCGAAGGCCCACGTCGATCCTGCACAGGCCGGCGCGTGGATGGATGCCGAAACCTGGTTCACTGGCCCGCAGGCCATTGAGGCCGGGCTCGCGGACGACTTCCTTACAGCCGACGTGGTCGAGACCGAGAGCCATCATGGCAACGGCCGGAGAGCACTGCGCCGGATCGACACGCTGCTCGCCCGCCAGAACATTCCCCGGTCGGAACGCCGCGCGCTTCTGGCCGAACTCCGCGGCACGCAGGACGCTGCCGCGCCCGTCACGCCGCGCGCTGACGACGACTGGACCGCCCTCGCGCGGTCCCTCATCCAGACGCTCACCTGAGAGGCAATCCCATGACCATGATGTCCCACCCTGCGCTGACGCGCGGGATCGTCGCCCTGCGCGCGGATGCCAGCGGCGATCCGAAGCAGATCTTCGCCGAGCTGCAGAAGAGCTTCGAGGCCTTCAAGGCCGAGCACAGTGATCAGCTGACAGCCCTCCGCAAAGGCCAGGAAGACGTGGTCCGGGCCGAGAAGGTCGACCGCATCAATGCGGCCGTCGGCGAGCTGCAGGCCGCCATGGATGCGCAGGCCGCGCAGATCGCAGCCCTGCGGATCGGCGGCACGTCTGGCGCGCCCGGCCCTGTCGATGCCGCCTACACCGATGCCTTCCGCGCCCACTTCCGCAAGGGCGAGGTCTCCGCGGCACTGAACAAGGGCGCCGATGCCGAAGGCGGTTATCTCGCCCCCGTCGAGTGGGACCGCACCATCACCGACAAGCTGGTGGAGGTCTCGCCCATGCGCCAGATCGCCTCGGTCCAGACGATCTCGGGGGCAGGCTTCCGCAAGCTCTTCTCGGCGCAGGGCTTCGGCTCCGGCTGGGTCGGCGAGACCGCCCCGCGACCACAGACCAGCACGCCGACCTTCGGGCATCTCGACTACACCCCGGGCGAGATCTACGCCAACCCGGGTGCCACCCAGCAGATGCTCGACGATGCCGCGATCAACCTCGAGCAGTGGATCGCCAGCGAGATCGAGGCGGAGTTCGCCTATCAGGAGGGCATCGCCTTCGTGGCCGGTGACGGCGTCAACAAGCCCTCGGGGGTGCTGACCTATGCGGAAGGAGGCTCGAAGGCTGCGGCGCACCCTTGGGGTGCGATCCCGACCATCACCGCCGCGAGTGCTACGGCAATCACCGCCGACGAGCTGATCGACCTGGTCTACTCGCTCCCCGGTCAGGCGGCGCAGAATGCGCGTCTGGTCGCCAACCGCAACACGCTCGCAAGCATCCGCAAGCTCAAGGACGGTCAGGGCAACTACCTCTGGCAGCCCTCCTTCACCGAAGGCCAGCCGCAGAACGTGCTGGCCTATCCGGTGACCGAGATGGCGGCCATGCCGGACGTCGCACCCGGAGCCATGCCACTGGCCTTCGGCGACTTCCGCCGCGGCTACCTGATCGTGGACCGCACCGGCGTGCGGGTCCTGCGCGATCCCTTCACCAACAAGCCCTATGTCCACTTCTACACCACCAAGCGCGTGGGCGGCGGGCTGCTCAATCCCGAGATGCTGCGGGTCCTCAGGATGGCCGCAGCCTGATCCCTTGGCCCGGCGTTTGCGCCGGGCTCCACCCTTGTCGGAATGGAGGCCATCATGGTTGTCAAGAAGACTGATGCCGCATTGAAAGCCGATGCAACTGCGACCGAGAACGGCACCCACGGTGTCGCCGATCCTGCGCCGACGGCAGCGCTGGAGGACGCCTCGGGCGCGATCATCGAACCCGCAATCACCGACGCCGTCGACGTGAGCCACGAGAGCGCCGATGCCAATCCGCGCGCCGGAACCACGGCCGCGCAGAACGCCATTGACTGGAACGACCCCAACCGGGTGCGCCCCGATGAGGCCGCCTTCACCGGACAGGGTATCGACCGCGCCGTCTATGGGAAGGCCCAAGACTGATGCGGCTGGTCCTCGTCACCCCACCGGCCGCACCGCCGATCATGCTGGCCGAGGTCAAGGCGCATGCCCGCGTCTCGCATGATGACGAGGATCTCCTCCTCCAGCATTACATCGACGCGGCCACCGCCTGGCTCGACGGTCCGGCCGGGATCCTCGGCCGGTGCCTTGTCACACAGACCTGGCGCGCGGAGGTTGACGCGATCTCGGGGCCAATCCGGCTACCGTTTCCTGACACTGTCATCGACAGTGCGGTGTTCATCGATCCCGCGGGGGGCGATCTCGTGTTCGATCTCCGCTGGCCGGATCGGCTACCGGTGCTGATCCCGCGCAAAGGCCTCGGCCGGCCTGCGGCCATTACCTTCACTGCAGGCTATGGCGCTCCCGCCGAAGTGCCCGCCGCCATCCGGCAGGCCATGCTGCTGCTGGTCACGCAATGGTACGAGCATCGACAGGTGACGGGCACAGGCACCGCCTTGCCCTTCGCCGTCGAGGCGCTGCTGGCGCCGTATCGCAGGATCCGGCTGTGAACATGGACCCGGGGCGGCTCAATCAGCGCGTCACGTTCCAGTCGTTCGTCATGATCGAGGACGACATGGGTGGCGTCGTCCATGGCTGGGAGGACCGCTTCACCCTCTGGGCCCACATCCTCTATCTGCGCGGCTCTGAAGCCGTCATGCAGGCGAGACTCGTATCGAAGGCACCGGTCATCATCACCGTGCGGAGGTCCGCGCAGAGCGTAGGGATCACCTCGGAATGGCGCGCGGTGGTCGGCAGCGTGATCTTCGATCTCAAGGAGGATCCGCGGCCCAGCGAGGATGGCGGGTTTTTCGAGATGCTGGGCGAAGGTTAA